TCCTGCTTCATCACATTTCTTTTTATCATCAATTTCTATTTTTTCTGTTAAATATACAAATCCTACAAGAATACCTATGATTAAAGCAATTCCTACAATTAACTTAATAACTGCTACTATATAATCTTTCATTTTTCCACCTCATCAGCATATTTACCATTTTGTAGTTTAATAAACCAATCTCTATCGTTTCCAAAATTACCTCCAAAGTGTTTTATATGTTCTAATCTGTAGATTATGTTTGCTTGTTCTACAATAACCTCTATAAGCTCTTTTTTAGTCATGTTTTCTAGCTTGTGTCCTAATACATATTTTTCTATTTCCTCTTGACTTATATTCACTATATTCTCCTTTCAAGATGTCTATTGCATCTTCTAGTCTATCTTTTTCTAATAATCTTATTGCTTTGTTTATTCTTGTTCTATATTTTTGAACCATAATTGCATATCTATCAGCTTGTTCCTGTAGATTCTTATTCTTTTTACCTAATACTTTGTTAAAGTTTGATAATACAATTACTTTTTCTCTTAAATCTTTTACCCTTTCCATTTCATACCTTTGAGTAAAGCTTCTATACACATTAAATGTATTACTACATCTCCAGATAAATCATAAGTTGTATATGCTTTCCTTAGCTTTTCATCTATATATTTCAATGTAGTATCTATTCTTGCTAACTTTTCTGCTGTTTCTAAGCTTAATATCTCACCTTTCATATTCCTATCACTCTCCAAATGATTTCCCATATCATTGACATATTTTCATCTAAGTCTACATCCTTAGTATGTTTTCTAAATAAATGTAGATTATATAACCTGTTATGACCTTTCCACTCACATACATAACTTTCAAATGCTCTTGTTACTGGTAAAGATTGTAAATATCGTTCTCTAATGATACATCCTACTTCAAATTTTATGTCTTTAGCTAAATAACTATCTTCAACATGTGTATTATTCTCTGTATATGTTATATTCATAACCTAATACCTAATTCAATAAGGATTTGTTCTGCATCTTCTGGCTTAATTAGTATTGGTCTATTTCTTTTAATACAAGTTTTTAGTCTTTCTATAATTTCCTTCATTATCTACCCTTTCTATTAGCTTTATAAGTTTTATACAAAGTCTAATCATATCTTCTCTTGTTAGTGCATAATACTTCTTGTTTTCATGTTCTTCAAAGTTTGTTTTTATTAGAACTCTATTTAGTTCCTCTTTAATCGTTGATATCTGCATCTAAATAGTTCCTTCCATATCTATCAATAAAGTCATCTATTGTCTTGTTATAGTGTTTTAACCAGGTTCTTTCTGCATCCTGTTTTAACTTTGTATCTAGTTCGTGTCCTTCTCTACCATGTATTCCATAAGTTCCTCTGTGATGCTCATAGCATAAGAACACTTTTAATCCATCTTTTTCTGCTTTATTTCTATTCCTATTACCATAGAAGATGTGATGTGATTCTAGGTAATTATTATCTCCACACACATAACATCCTCTATTTCTTTGCATTATGCTTCTCATATAATCTCCTAATAAAATGGATAATCATCTTCATCAAAAGTCATTTGTTGAGGTGATGGTAATTTAGATGCACCAGGTTCAAAATCACTTGGCTTTACATCTTTTTCAAAGTTATCTACTTCTTCTTCCTTAGTCTTTATTGATTCTATCTTGCTTATAACTATATCTTGGATGTTATAAGTCTTTCCTTCTTGATTAGTGTATTCTCTAACTTGTATTGTTCCATCTGCTATTACTAATCCACTTTTCTTCTTTACTTCTTCTACTACTTTTCCAAAACTCTTTACTTTTATGTCATCAATTTTATATTCAAGTATCTCTAAGTTGTTTTGACTCATCTTAACTTCTCCAGAGTTATCTATTATTCCTACTAATAATACTTTCTTCATTATTCCTCTCCTAAACATTTCAATATCGTTTTTATATTTTCTTTAATGTCATAAGTTGTATCTCTTGCTAATAGTTCTATTAAGTAATTAACTAAAATGTCATATTTTTTACTATCTTCAATTAGTTCTCTCAATTCTAAAGGATTTGACCTTACTTCTAATATTAAATCTTCCATATTTACCTCCTAATGAAACCATTTATCACTAACACCATATTGACTTGCTTTGTCTATTGGCTTGTAGTTATCTTCTATATCTTGTTCTATATCTTCTATTTTTTCCTTTAATCTTTCTACTTCACTATCTAAATCTTCAATTACACCTATTAAGTCATCTATTGAGATTAAATCTTGCTTTTCAAAGTATTTACCTATCCATTTATTTACATCTTCTTTTTTTATATATACTTGATTCATTGTTCATCTCTTATAGTTATTCTTAAACTACCCTTTCTTTTAATTTCTTTTACATTACACTCTCTATAAATATCTGGATATTTCTCCCATAACATATCTTTATCTAAGTCATAGCTTGTTGTATCTTCTCCTAAAGATATCTTGATTCTCTTATCATTACTTTCATATCCTGCTATGCTGTTATCTCTCATTACTTTTTCAAGCTGTGCTTTCATTTCCTTAGATGCTGCTTCAAGTTCTTTCTTCTTTGTTTCTAGTTCTATAATCTTGTCTTGCATCTGTTGTGCTACTATTAAGCTTCCTTCTTTTGCTTCTACTAATGATGTTTCCTCATTATCTAAAAATTCATTTAATCCCATTATTTTCTTGCCTCTCTTTTCTCTAGTGATGTAATTGCTTCTTCTAATTGCTCAATACTTAAATCTCCACTAGACTTTACCTTCCCATCAGTTTTTTTATTGTAGTATTCAATTATCTTTTCAAAATCTGCACCTTTTTCTTCTACTAAATGATTCAATCTAGTCATAAGTTGTAGTTTTGTTCTTTGCTCATCATCTTCTGGCTTAAATTCATCTGCTTCTACTTCACTATAAATACCTGCATAAGCTAGTTTTGACTTTTTAAGTACCACCCTATCAAAACATCTTTTATAAGCCATAGCATAAGGATATGGACTTTTACCACAATTATTTGGACTAATTTCTCCTACTTCATATACATCTTCATCTATATAAGTAAAAACTAAACTGCTGTTGTATCCTTCCTTGTCTACCTCAAAACAATCTGGTCTAACTGGATTCTCTAATGTATCATTTACTTTTAAACATCCATTATGTGAGATTATCAATCCTGTATAAGCCATCTTTCCACTCTTTGTTTTATTCATAAGTATCCAGAAGTCACCTGGTGTTAATCCATACTTATTACTTTCAATCATCTCTGCTGCTTTTTGTTTTGATTCTATGTATTTAGGTGATTGCCACACTTGTAATTCTTCACCTGTTTTTACATCATATTCGTATTCTTTTTCTCCAAAATCTATTACCTTCTTCATACTATTCCTCCACTAATACATATTCTGCATAAGGATATTTATCTCCATCTTCTGTTATCCCTTGCTTTGGTATTGTTTCTATCTTCATGTTATATTTGTATCTTAGGTTATATATAATTGCACTTAATCTTGTTGCTCTATATAATTGGATTGCTTCCCAGCTTGTTATTCTTTTATTATTTATTAAGTGATTCTTCACTTTTTCTGTTTTTGTCATTTTTCTTTCTACCTCTTTTCTTTGGTGCTAAGTCTTTATACTTAGCTTCTAATTCTTCATATTTTTTTTGTAAGTCTTTGTATTCTTTATTAAGTTTTCTATATCTTTCTTCTTTTAAGTAATTTTCTCTTGAATAATATCTAACTTCTTCTTCAAGTTCTTTATATTCCTTTACCCAATTTTTAAATATTTGCATATTAACTAAATGAATTTAATAAATCTTCAAATTCTTTCCTTTCTTCTTCTGTTATTTCTTTTTGTTCTATAGGTTCATTTACCCATGATGGTAATTCTTCTTTTCTGGTATCCTGGATATCTTCTAATGTTTTGTATCCATTTGTTTTCCAATTTTTAAGAATCCCTGCTATATAACTAAAAGTCTTTTTGTTATTTAAAATTGCTAAGTCTATTGCTTGTTTAACCATATCTTCACTAAATGTTTCTAGCCATGTGTTAAGCTTTTCATATTCTAGTGGACTAATTGTTCTAACAAAATTCTTTTCAAGATGTTCAACAACACTATTGATGTCTTTCTTTGTATCTAGTTCTTTCTCTATCTCTATCTCTTTATCTATCTCTATCTCTTTTATTGAGTTACATTTTGTTACATCATTGTTACAATGTAACATTTTTTGTTTTTCTCTATGTCTTGCTACTCTTAAAGCAACATCTGTTTTACTTCCTATTCTCTCTTGCATCTCAGCTATATATATTCCAGAGTCACAAGGTTCTATTACTTTCCATTTTTCTAATACAGATAAAGTCATTTTCACTAAATCTTCTTCTTCATCTATATCTAGTGCTATCTCTTGTGCTACATTTTCATATATTCCTTGATATTCAATGATTCCACCTGTGTTTAAATATTTAAGTTGCATCTTTAAATAGCAAATCAACATATCACTTCCACTAGGTAATTTTCTTAATGCTTTCTGCACTTTCAAATCAAAGTAATTTTCTTCTAGTTTTAACCAATAATATTTTTTATCGTTCATTTGCTAGTTCTCCTTATTTGTGTTATAATCAAAGAAGTAGTCTAATAACAAAGAACTACAAGTAGTAATATCGTTACAGCTATTGCTACAAAACCCATGACACATGTGATAAGTTCTTCAAAAATTCTATTCCATGTGTCTTTTTTTATTTGTTTTTCTTTGTTTAGTTCTCTTTCTATCTTTGACATCATCCTTTTATTTTCTTCATCCATATTTCTCCATTTTGCTTGATTATGTATTGCCTCTAAAATTTTATTTGTTTCTATTTCATATTTTCTTTCTAATACTTCATTTATCATTTCAATCCCAATTCCTTTCTTATCATCCAGGTTAATGCTACTTTAGTTTTACCTTCTGGAACTAAGTAGTTATTTTTTTTCATCCTTTCTCTTATTTCTTTTATAATTCTTAGTGCTTCTTTATATCCAATACCTGGAATTAAATCTTGAATATCTTTAGCACTCATGTATTCCTTCACCAATTACCTCCTAGTTTCCTTTTCCCAACTTATGTGGTAAAAAAAATTTCATTTATTTCTTCTGGCTTAATCTCAAGCTTGTTTATCATTATGTATAACTCATCTATACTAAAGCATATCTTATTATTTAATTTGTAGTTCAATGCTGTAGGTGTAATATTCAATTCTTTAGCAAAGTTCTCTTGGCTATCATAATAAAGTCTTATTCTATTCTTGAGTTTTTTGTAATTAAACTTGCTCATCTGTTCTCCTTTCTTGGTTATGTTATTTCCTAACCTGATTTAATGTTATCATTTATCCCAACCATAGTCAATACTTTTTTAAAATATTTTTTTAGTTTGTTGTAATATAGAGTTTACATTTTCCTAACTTTCCCTTATAATATAAGCATAAAAAAGGTGGTGTAAATCAATGGATAATTTTTCAATTAGATTAAAAAAAGCACTTGCAGAGAATAATATGACAGC